GGCTTCATCAAAACGCCATTCCGAACCGATCTCTTCCAGCCCAGCGGCTAAGCCGATTGTGCTATCCGCCATCAGTGCAGCATGGGCGGACACGCAAGTAGGGTCAGCGACCTTGTCTGGCACAGGGCCGCGGGCGGCAACCGAAACAGAAAAAGACAGCGACCGATACGCCGTGCCGGTGGTACCAATGCCCACACTTTCCTCTTTTGGCTCAACCAAAATCGTCGGGCCGAGATTGCCGGGGACGGCAGCCGTGCGTGAGCGATACACCCGCGCACCGGCGGCGGTGTTAGCGGCAAGCAACACCGTCAACACTCTCGCTAGTAAAGTCTCGCGTGCGCTGGCCATTAGATTGCACGCCTTAAAATCAAGGTGGTTAGGCCAGTGCCGTCCGGCTGCACTTCAACAATGCTGTAAGTGATGCCAGCAATAGTGATGGCAGTGCCTTCCACTGCCGTCATTAAGCTGGTGGTGATCGACTGAAATTGAGGCGATGAGCTGCTGAGCATACCGCCCAACTGCTGCTGATAAGCCGCATCGAAGATCCCGAAGACTTTGCTGCCATTGGCCAGGGTGGCCGTTTCAGCAAAATCATCGAAAAAGTCGCTTAATGTTTCAACAAAGCTCATCGCTGCGTAACCCTTAAACCAGCGTATTCAACACAGCACCTTGCCAGCGGCCATAGCCGACATTGCGCCAGGTGTCTAGGCCGATTTGAATTGCGTCGTTGTCGAACGCAAATTCGCTCATTTCGTCCTTCACTTTCAGCTGCGGGTTGACTTCTTCCTGACGGATGAAAGGCTTAATGCTGCCATCGGTGCGCACGGTAACGAACTTGTCAGTCCAACCTGCAGCGGTTAAGCGGGGGTTCATCGCCAGCGAGATATTGAAGTTGTCGATAGCGAAAGTGGAAGCGGCGGCCTGGCGAACCATAGACAGCGCGGCTAATGCGGCCTGCGACAACCCGACCGGCACTAGCACCATAAAGCTATTGGCATCCTCGTTCAGCGGCTCGCCCTGGTCATCTACATAAGAATACATCTTAGTGATGCTGGCCAGCATGGCTTGCTGCATTTCTTCCGGGCTTGGCGCGGTGATAACACCATGCACGGTAGCCGGCAGAGCGGAAATGTCGGTGGAAATTAAATTCGACTGATTGCCGCTGCCACCCTCGTTGTGCGCCGTAGCAAAAAACGGCTGACCGTCGTAGCACAAATTGCTAGCACCGCCGGCGATGAGCGTAGAGAGCAGGCTGGCAAAGTGGGTTTGACCGCGCTGCGCAAACTCGCCCACGCGCGCCATAATCTGCCCGGTTTTGTCGCGGCGTAAATCGCGCAGGGCGATTTCCAGCGTCGCTTCAAAATGTTTGTTAGTGATGGTGATGCCGTTGTCGCTGAAGCCTTTGGCATGACGGCCACCGATCCATTCGCGCAGCGCGGGCGGCATGCCCAGCCAGACGTATTCTTCGCTGGCCTGGTCGCTGGTGAAATAGTTGGAGACGGCTTCCATCCAGGGCGCACCTGAGCCGGCTGCGAGCCGCTCGTAATACATGCCCACGACCGCGCGAGATGATAATGCAGATTGATCCATTGTGAATATCCCTTAATTTAGTGAGTGATTACAGCTCGGTCGCCCAGGTGCCGCGCATGGAAGCAACGAGGCAACCGTCGGCATCACCCACTGCGAGTGTGACAAAGTCGCCGCGCTTGGCGGTAGCTTTAGTATTGAGCAAGTCTTTGTTGTTAGTGCCGGCCAGGTTGGGGCCGCGAATCTTGTCAGCAGCGTCCGGGCTGATGGATACCAGTACCGTGCCAAACGCGCCGGCGTTGACTATGGCGCAATTGACCGGGGTGGCTACTGCTGGCAGTGTGATAACGCCTGCGTCTGCCGTCACGAAAAATGCTTTTCCGTTGTCCTCGATGTCCAGCGTTAGTGCGCCTGCAACGGTTTCGCGCACGGTGTAAGCAGCCCATGGGTCTTGATAAGCATCGACATTAAACTCGACGATGGCCACGCCAGAAGACACAAAGCGCTTGATAAAACCGATAAACGCACCGCCCACCGGCGAAAGACTAAAGGCGTTGTCGTCGCTGGCGTAAACGGGTGCGCCCACATCGGTGATTACTGCACCGGCTACCGCCAGCTCAATCTCACCAATATGCACCACTTCAACCATCGCGGCGGCGGCGGCACCAGCAGCGTTGTCAGCTTGGCGCGTAGCGAAGCCGGCAAAGCGGTCAACGGCGGTCAATGGGCGGGCATGGCCAGACGCGGCAACAACGCCAACGGCTGCACCTTCATAAATAATATCGGCGGCGATCACCGGCAGGTGATTACGCGTGCCAAGCTCAAAACTGCGGGGCAAATTTGCGGCTAAAGTGGTCATAGTAAATCCTTAAAGTTAAACTTTTGCGCCAAGCACTTTGACGTGTCCGGCAGATGATGCAGTGGCAAACGCTAGATAAGTAGCAAAGCTGCCGAATTCCGCGCGAATGTCCGCGTCTTTGTCCCACGTTGCTTGTGCGCGGGCTTCAACCGGCGCGTCAGCCTGGGGCGTGGCGGAATCATTTGCCGGGGTGGCGGGCGGCAACACGGCAGGGGCATCGGCGCGCAGCGCGCTAGCATGGGCGCCGATTTTGGCTTTTTCAGCCGCCAGAATTTGCACGGCAGCCATTGGGCCGGTTGTTTTGCCGTCCGCCTTCAGTTGTGCAATCAGCGATTCGTGTCCGGCTAGCGCTTGCGCTTCAACGTCCAGAATGCGGCTGCGTTCAGCTTGTGCGCCTTCGTTCATCAGCGCGGCAACGATGTCGGGGTGATGCGTCGACAAAAACGCGCGGTCGATGCTGCCGGGTGCGGGGGTGGGGGTGTTTGCTTCAGCCATCAATGGGCCTCCTGTTCCTGTGGTTGTGCCGGCAGTTAAACCGGCGATTAGTGTTTCTAACGTACCAACTTCATCGGCCATTCCGCGCGAGACGGCATCCGCCCCCAAGAACACGGCTCCCTGACCGAACTTTTCTAAAACAGTGGCAGTGCTGACGCCGCGATACGCTGCGACGTCGTCAACAAACACCTGTGCCAGCGCATCAATGAGTGTTTGGATTTGTGCGCGTCCGGCGTCGGTGGTGACATCAGCGCGTTTAGCGGGTGATTGCGAACTGACAATTTCGATTTTTGAGTCATCGCGGCGGGCGTCAATAGAGAGCACCGCGCCGATAGAACCGACCATCGCGGTTTTGCTCATCACGATGCGTCCGGCAGCGGCGGCGATCCAATACGCTGCACTGGCAGCGCTGCCGTCTACATACGCAGTGACCGGCTTGCGTGATGCGCGAATCATTTGCGCGAATTCAGCAATTCCGGTGGCCTGTCCGCCAGGTGAATCAATATTCAAAACGATGTGCTTGACGGCGGGGTCATCTTGCGCAGTGGCGAAATCGCGCGCCAACATTTCCAAACTGGTTGCGCCGGAAATGTCGCTAAACAAATTGGCATAGCGAAAAACCGGGCCAGTCAGCGGAATGATGGCGATATTCTCGCGCAGGGTGACTTTGCGGGTGTTTTGTAGAGGGCGGCCAAGGCGGGCTTCAACCGATTCAATCGAATCGTTTTCACGGCGGGCAATGCTGACAATAGTCTCCAGCGTGCCGGGCTCGATGGCCCAAGCTTGGCTGGCGATCAGCTCAAACGCGCTATGACGCGAGACAGCGGGGGAGGGGGTGTCAGTGGTGGGGTTCATGGTGGGCAGATTAAGCGCGGTTTGTCTCACGGTCAGGCAGTGCGTGAGACGCGGGCGAAAAGTGGTGAATTCAGCCATGCAGCACCATGCTTTCTTGCTTCGGTGGCGTGGGTGGGGGTTCGGTGAATAGGCGCGGCTGAGCGGCGGCGCGGGCGATGCGTTCGCAGGCGGCGGCGTAATAGTCCGCATCCAGCTCTATGCCAACAAATTCAAAGCCAAGGCCATTGGCGGCGATGGCGCTTGAACCGCTGCCAAGGTGGGTGTCTAGGATGCGGTCGCCGGGTTTGGCGTAGTTTGTGAGGAGCCATTCGTAGAGGGCGATGGGCTTTTGGGTGGGGTGCTGCTTGTCTCCCGTTCTGTTGTCAAACTTAAACAAACGCGCCACACAGTCAAAGTTAGTCCACGCCATTTCCCAAGCGCTGAAGTTTGGCCAAGGTTGCACCTTGTCCCAGCAAATAACCCCGCGCGCCGGCGGAAGTGCGAAGTAGTTACCGCCCCATATAACTTGATTCTCTGACACGCGGCGCAACTCATTGAAATACTCATCGCTTGGAACAGAAGAATCCCAATTACATGACGCATTATTCAGCACGCGGTCTTTTAATTTTCCACCGCCGTTTGTTAAACGTTTAGTTCCAGTGGTTCCACCATCTACTCTCGGCGCGTTAATCCCGTAAGGCGGATCAACAATCGCCAGCTCAAACGCCTTGTCAGGCAAGCCGGCCATATAGTCCATGCAATCGCCGTGATACAGCGTGGCATTGCCTATTTTCACAACCTCAATCATGCCGCGTCCGTGTCTTCCGGCTGTTGGCTTTCCGCCTCTTCCGCCCCTTGCGCAGTCGGGTCAAATTCCAATCCGGCGGCCTTGCGCATGGCATGCTCTTTGCTGCGTTGCCGGTGTTTGCCTTCCCAATCCACACCATCATGCAGAATGCTTTCAGCTGAAACCGTGCTGATACCCAGCTTGATTCGGTTTTCAGCAGCCTTGACTTCTTTGGCCGGGTCGATACTGCCGGGGCCGTCGCCTACCCAGATCGCGCCTGAGTAGGCTTTGCGAATCACCGGGTCAGCGAAAAAGCCAGGTGCATCGATGCGGCCAATGGCCACCGCTTCTTCCAGCCATAGTTCATAAATCGGCTGGCAGAAGTTGCCGGCTAACCAATCACGCCGGCCACGGAAAAAGCGCCAGGCATCCAGCAGTGCCGCGCGTGCAGCAGAGTAAGAGGCAGTGAAATGCTTGATGAGCACCTCAAACGGCAGCTCCAGTGCTACGCCAATTTGACGCACAATCGCCTGCACAAACGGGTCAAATTCTGAGTTCGGGCGGCCCGGATTCGCGGTTTCAATGCTCTCGCCAGGCAGTAAATTGACGGCTTTGCCGGGGCCGTCGAGGCTGTTGCGGTTCATGCCACCATCCCACTTCGCTGCGCTTTCGATGTATTTTTTGCCGCTATCGCCGTCGAACAGGTCGTTAAAACTCTCAGCATCCATCTTGACGAAAACAGAAAAAGCGCCACTGATCACCGCGCTTTGCAGTTCGGCTTCGGTGTAGCGGCCCAATTGCTTGAGCGGTTC